TGCCTGGGCGATAGTGGGAGTGGGAACTAGGAGGGTTCCTTGGGTAAGGACTGGAACAGGAATAACAGCAACGGCCACGACTGGTATAGGCTGTAAAGTAATAACCCCGCCGATTGCTATGTCCGGTTCAGGCACCATTGCAGTAGCGATAACAGGATCGGGCGTGAACGTCAGCACCAATGACAGTGCTGGGGAAGGGACAACGACTGACGCTGCCACCGGCGTAGGCGCAAGAACATTCTCAGGTGCAAGAACCGGAGACGGGATTATGGCCTGAGCAATCACAGGGTTGGGAGTTAGTGCCAACTCCAACGCCATAGCTGGGGAAGGCACTACCGCTTGCGCTACGGTAGGGGTAGGTGCAAGGGTGCTCCCTTGGGTAATGGTTGGCGAAGGAACAGCCGCCAAGGCCGATACTGAATCTGGTGTTAGCGTTCGGGAGAGAGAAAGAACAGGTGAAGGAACAGCGGCTGGCGCTACTATTGAATCAGGGATCAGCGTTCTCGTAAGCGAGAGCACGGGCGAAGGCACGACTGCTTCTGCTACTACAGACGTTGGCAGCAGAATCTTCAGCATCAGGTCTACCTGCGGTGTAGGTACAACTGCTGGCGCTACCACGGGTGTAGGAGCCAGGGAGTAGACCAAACCCAATACGGGGCTGGGAACAGCCGCTATAGCGACGGCAGGATCAGGCGTCAGCGTCTGCGGCGCACCGCCCGCCGCCGCAATAGCGATGGCGTTGGCCGTGTTTGTGAACAGGTCGTTGTCATCATCATCGAACCAGCACGGCATGAAGTAGCCGCCCTCGTCCCCGACGCTGTGGCCTGCCCAAATCGCTCTGTGATCATCCTCTGCGTCAACACTCAGCGCCGTCTCGTTGCCCCAATTAGCGCCGCCGTCTATGGACTTCTTGTAGAAGGCCCTGACGAGAGTTGTCCAGTCCGTGCCCTTGAGATAGGCTACATAGATGTCATCGTTCTGCTGGTTGATGAAGACGGCGCATTGAGCGGCTTCAGGTGTGTCTGTCAGGACGTTTGCCTTGGCATTGATTTCGCCAACGCCATCTCCCCCTATGTCCCAGACCATGAGATCGGAGGCGGCGTTGTTAAGTTGGCTCCAGGCAGCGAGGATGACGTGATTGTCGCTGGCACGTTGGGCGGCAGACATCTGATAATATTCAGCACTCTCAGCCATGCTGCCGCCGATGGCGGTTTCACCCCAACTATTGCCTGAGTCATCGTAGACTTTCAGGCTGATCTCGTTGGCGCTTGCATCCCAATAGAAGCACCAGATGTCGTTAGTGTCGGCCTCATCGCCTGGTTCGAGCAGGATTAGATCGACGGCAACGCCATCCGCCATAGTGGTGCGAGCAGTCCAATTAGCACCGCCATCAGTGCTGCGATAGAAGCCGTTTTCCGCGTCGTTATCAATCCAGAAGCCGCAGTATAGGTTGCCGCCACGTGCCTTCGTGATATCAAGTGTGCGAGCGTTCCAGGCGCTACTAAACGCGGCACTAGCACCATTGAATATGATTACTTCATCACTCAGGATATCCGTGGCGGTGTCTAGCCTTCGGTAGAGGACATCATCGCTATCTGACTCAATGTAGGAGATGTGTATTTTGGTTCCAGCGTCGCCAGGCGTCCATTTGTCGAACCAGATACTAGAAGCCTCAACTGTGGCTTCTTTCACGCTGACGGCGGCTGCCCAATTAGCACCGCCATCAACTGTCTTGCGATACACCAAGTCTTCGGCGGCGTTGATGTAGAAGACGTAGGCCGTGTCCTCATCAGTCCAGACTGGCCCAACACGCACAGCCCTATAATTAAGAGCATTGTACGCAGCAGCTTCTATCGTTACGTCTGCCATCGTTTAACCTGTGGAACTCCCGTCGGGCGTGAAGCCAAGGAACTTAGGCTCGCCGTTCGCGGTCACATCTCAGCCCTTCTGTTTTACGTTATCTGGCCGATGCCCTCTGCGTTCCAGGTGATGTTGACTACGCCGCCATTGCCATCGAAGGGGAACCCCACGCCCGTACAGGTGTCTATCCAGTAGATGGGGATGCTGTCGGTATCGTCGGTGACTTTCTTGTAGATGACGATGCCGATATTCTGGCGAGTCCCAACTGCGAGCGCGGCCCACGCCGGAGCCAGATTATCGGCGGTGAACTCGCCACGGTCATTCGCTTCGTCGGCGGCCACGGCCTCGCCTGTCAACGCTACACGGGCATAGCCGACGCCGTCGCACTCGTCCAGGGTGGTAAAGTCATCGATGTGCTGCGTATCCTTCTCGGTATCCGCCGTACTGTTACTCATCACCATCAAGAGGCGGATGTCGTCGGCGTTCAGGTCGATGTCGGCGGACTGCATCTTCGCCTTCGCGTACGTGTACTGAAAGTTCGCCATTTCTTGTCCCTCCTTTTGAAACTTACTTCGTGACGATCCCGTCATAGCCCATGAATTGAACGCCGCCACTGACATTCTTGACCTTGAAGTAATAGGCGTTCGTGACGTGAAAGAAGTACCCGAACCAGCCTCCAGTTGTCACCGACTCGAGAAGAGTGTCGTTAGCCCCATCCGTGCGATACAATTCCGCATCACCCGGGGTGTAGATATTGTGGACGGTCCACTCAGCCCCAGCCCCAGCTTGAATCGTCAGATAGGCATTGTTGGCAACCGAACTGTGGCCTGCTACAACATCACCCGCAGCCATCTCACGTCTCCCTGTACCAGATCATCCAGTCTTGCCGAATACGATAGAGACCCGTATCGGCTTCCTGCGTGTCCTCATCATTGTCAAGGAATGAGTCGAGGACGACGGGGGTTGTCGAATCATCAGCCCATCGCTCCAACGCTCCGCGCAGTTGAGTCGCCACGCTCTTTACGCTGGCATAACTCTTACCCCAGGAGTCAACCTGTATCCGAGGATGGGCCAAGCCTGCGTCCACGACGAAGGCATGTTCTCTCGGCCCATCGATGCGTTGAAAGGTAACAGTCGGATAGGTCGGGTCTTGCGGCATGATCATTGGGTAAATGCGGTCGGAGACGATAGCCACCAGGCCAGCATAAGACGTCAGATGAGCATAGAGTACCGCCTCCAATTCGGCTACTGTGATAATGGCTATGGGGATGCCAAAGACAGTCAGCCCTATTTCCACCAAGGTTGACTCTCGGTGAAGCCCCTGCTCCGTCAGGTCGCCGATGACAATCAGGCCGCGCTCTTCGACTTCCATCTACGCCAGCCCCAGGAATCTGACCACTGGGATGAGGGCACCGGCCACGGAAGTGAAGGCGTCGATGGTTATCGTCGCCGGTGCCGCACCGACCCCGCCAGCAATCGTCAGAGTGCCGCTTAGATCGGCCTCTCCCGCAACATGCGCCTGTAATGTGGTATCGTAGGTGTAGCGGTAGATCGTCTTGGCGCTCGTGTCATAGACCGAATGGCCTATCCAGATGATGTAGTTGCCAGCCTCCACGAGCAGGTCCGGCGCAATAGCCCAGGTTCTGACGCCAGTGTTGGCACCGCAAACGTCGACCACATCCATGATCTTCGTCTGTCCATCCTCAGTGTAGATGGCGAGACGGACAGCACTCGTTGCACCTCCTCCAGCTCCAATGTTGTATTGAATATTCTTGACCGTGATGGGTCGAGGAACGATAATCACGCCTAGATGTGCTAGGTCATCGTTCGCGGGCAGGGCCACGGCAGCCGATGCGCCCACGACGGCCTCCACAGGTAAGGGGAGCATCGAGGCGACGGGATCATGGAGTACGAGCATATTGTCCCGAATCTGTGCATCTAGTAGGGCTTTTGTGATGGGTGCCCCGACGACCCACGTCCAAGGTGCTGTCCAACTCATATCTAATACTCCAATCTGCTGGTGGGATAGGTCGGGTGCGCGAGGTCGTATTCGAGCGGGCTATAATCCACAATCGCATAGGCCCCTTCGCCGGAACAGGAGACCAGTTCATAGACCACCGTATGCGGTATTTTGCCTTGGCCCATCTGGTGGCAGATGCTTTCGATGTAGAAGTCCTCGTGTATGCCCAGACCGCTCGCCCCATCCGCCTCGATGGTGATCCGATCCCCGATGAGGCCAGTCAGGGTCTGGTGCATCGAGGCGACATCCCTATTCGCCACGAACGTCATCCGCAACCGGTTATGGGGCAGGCAATAACGGCTGACGATATAGTTGCAGAAGTTCTGGGCATCAGTGATGTTCGCCAGCCACAGCGGGGGTAGGGGATAGGCCCGCAATCCGTAGGCCGCGATGGAGGCTGCGTCCTCTGCGGAGATAAGTGTGGGAACATTCTTGGTCCACGGAGTTCCCTGAGCCTGGATGGTGGTTACCACGCAATCGGGCAGATGAAGATAGAGATTCTTGACCGAGAATGTCATCTCATTTGCGCTCTTTACGATATCACCAATTTCCAGTTCATTATCCAATCCAGGAAAATCAGTCTTAACATCAACCCCTGCAACCGGGTCAAGCCAGGGATTAACATAGACTCCTTCTGCATCGGAATATACGGCAGTGAAGTAACGCTTTTCCCAGGGTGCCAGTGGAATGTCCTCGGCCAGTGACCATAGTACGGCAGCCCCACCCACGGTAGCGTCTGCCAACACCGTGACCTGCACGCTGTTGTAGATGCCGTTCAGCGGATCGAGTTGCTCAAGCCCTGTGATAGATAACCCGCCGCCAGGGGCATCGGAAAAGGTTGCCTGGGGCACCAACGAGCGGGTGGCCGTCAAGCGATGCCAGCGGTCGGTGAAGCCGAAAAGGAATCCGTCTGCCCAAAAATAGCGGAGCGAATCGGGCATGACCGTAAGGAACTCGTAAAGGAGACCAGGCTCGCAATCCTCCAGTTGCCGAACAAGCTCAAGACTAGGCAGCGAATTATCGAAGTAGCACATTCCTGTTAAAGTCTTGCCGGTATCCCAATCCAGATAGGGTAGATACCAATAGGCCGTATAAGCGTCGATAATATCGGTAAGCCAGCCCCCCGTAAGCTGAGACTGAACGTCGAGATTGAGTTGTTTCGCTACATTCAACCCAGCGAGCGGGCCGATGCCCTTCAACGCAACAGTATGTAGTGCTCCTACAACAGGAGCCGATGGTTGAATCGTATTGATGACCCCAGACCATAGCCCATGAAAAACCTTCGTATTCAACCCCGCCTCAGAGGAAATCGTGCCTCCCGATTCCGTGAGAGCAACCGCCAAGCCCAGGGATTCGATCCGCATCCCCGACACCTCATCCATCTGCCACCACGGGAGAAGGAAAGCAACGCCCGTCACGTCATAGATGAGATATTGCCCATCCGTCCCGTCCACGCCTAGTTCACTGAGGTCCCGCCCGTAGCCCCCATTGTAGAGCCACGTCAGTTGTGCCGCCGTCAGATTGGTGTTTCTAGGCTTCCAGATGGCGAGTGGGCCGATGAGCCCGTCGAACCTGCACACAACTGCAGGTAGAAATAGCCCCACGCCGACCAGGAAATTATAGGTGAAGTCGCGGACACCTCCCGCAGTCGCTGCAGTGTCGTGTGTCCCTGCGTTGACCCCGATGCCAATTTTATTAGTAATCGGGTTGTGATAGACATGGATCATCGACCACACGCCGGATGGGAGATCACCGAAACTCGTGGCGGTGACAGTAGTAGTGGTCGTGTCCGCAGCATCGCGTAAGCTGAGGATGGCCTTCGACCCTTCCAAATATAACCCATACTCGAAAAGGTCATCGAACCTATTACCCTTGAATACTGCCGTCTGTTTCACCGCCGCGTTGTTCGGCTTGACCCACGCCACCATATCCCAGTAGGAGTCGCCCACGGAAAGCAGGAGATCGTCCGCGTGCCACAGGTGCCGCGCATCGGCAGCCACGAACTTGGCGGCCAGGCTCGATTCCCTCAGTCCTGCCGATAGGGTTATGGGGCGCCCGGTCTTCAAGTAACCAGCGAGCGGCGACAGGGCATTGTTGGGGCTATACTTCCCATCGTCATTCCGTAGGATGGCGTTGAGTTGCCCCGGCGTCCACCGGCCCACAGCGGAATCAAAGTCACGGCCACGCAAAGCCTCAACGGACAGGAGATCGCCGGTCAGGTTGTCATCTGGATCGAAGAGGAACTTGGCGGTGCCCGTATCGCGCCATGCACATTCCAAGAGGTAATCGATGTCCACGGCTATGCCCCCATGCCTCTGAACTCACCGTGGCGAAGACCCTCGGCGACGATGCGCTTGAGGTCACGCTCGCTGAGGATGGAGCCTTGGATATGGTAATTATTGATGATGGTACTCCCGCCACCAGGGATGCCCCCAGAACTGCCACGAGCGGCGCTCACAGGGGCATAGGCTGGGGCGAGACTGCCGAAAGAGGGACTAGGCATGGGCAGCGCCAAGGCCCCTTGCCAGCCTTGTACATATCCCTGAGCGGCCATAGCGCCCAGCGGGATCATCTTCTTGGCGGGGCTAGCGGCTCCGAGCGCTTCCTTCAGCTTGTCATAGATGATCGTGGCGATATCTTGTGCCCAACCCCCGAAGTTATCCACGAAACCCGTATAGATGCCGCTCATAATGTATTCAGCGATACCCTTGCCCCATTGCACGGCTTCACCACTAAAGGAAGCCATCGCTGACCGTAAGGAGTTAGCCACGTCGCTGCCAAGAGAGGATTCGCTAGCCTCAGTTTCATCCGTCAGGCCACTGATAAGTGAGGTTGCCCCGCTTGTACCAGCAGTGCCCAAATCCCTGTCGAGCATGAGCTTAACGCCCTTTGCGATGTCATCCATTGAAAGGATTACTTTCGGGCTTCCTTCCGTGATGCCTCCTGCGAGACTGAGCATTGCGGCAACCCCAGCTTCAAAATAGGCTTTGGACATGCCGCCAATACCACCAGCGGCCTCCATAAGCTGAACCGCTGCGCCCCCCATAGCGTCAACAAAGGTAGGCGTAGTTTCCTCAATTCCTTTGGCAATCCCCTGGCCGAAAGCGTGACCTACTTCTATGCCAGCTAGAGACGGAGAAAAATGTTTCAGAAGGCCCGTAGGGTCGTGCGCCTTAGCGTACTCCCACATATCCTTCATACCCTGTATGAACTGTTTGCCGAGTGCTTCACCCATCGCCCCAAGAGCATCGCCGATCCCGCCAATGATAGTTCCAGCGATGCTTCCACCTATTACATCGAGCAGATTGCCTATGCTATTCACCCCTATCGCAATGGGATCAAGAATCCAAGAGATCAGTGTCCCCCTCGGGTCAGTAATCAGATCAGAAAGGCCACTGACAATCCCATCTATGATGGCCTGCCCGATCTCCGCTGCCTTGAGAGCGATTGCAGCAAGGATGTTGGGGATGCCCTCTGTGAAGGCACGTGGCAGATCGTCCGTAATGAACTTGCCAATGCCTGGGAGGGCGGTATCAGCAATCCACTTGCCAAAATCCCTGAAAGCGTCTGCCGTGAGTTCCGCAACCTTGCCGGCCCAGTCAGGCACCGTCTCAGTAAAGAAGTTAGGTACACTCTGGGTGCCAAATGTTATTAGGCTCGGCAAGATTGTCTCCCAAATCCATACGCCGAAATCCTTAAGTTTCCTGGCTATCAGGGCTTGGATCGCCAAGGGTATCAATATGAAGATTTCAGCCAGCGATACCAGCACCAGAGTCACGGCGACGCCGAGTCCGTAGAGTATCTTGTTCGCCACATCGCTCCAGGGAACCTTCGCCAGCCCATACACGATAGCGCCCAGCACAGCGATCGGGATCGCAGCACAGGCCATGAGAGCGGCACCACCGACAATGGCGGCGGCAACCCCCAGAGCAGCAAGGAGAGAAGTTCCGATACCAGCGCCAGCGATGGCAATCCAACCGGCACCTAACGCGTAGCCGATGGCCCCTCCCATCATCGGCCCGAGAGACTTTGCGAGAGTAGCCTCTATGCCCTTGACGAAACTCGTACCAGTCACCTTCCCCTGCTCTTCCGCACTGGGTGCTTCTACGACGACCTTCTGAGTGATCTTCTGAACTTTGTCCTTGAAGTCCGTAATCAGGGCCGCGCCCGATCTTGTCACTTTCTGGGTAATGGTCTGCACGGTGTCCATAAGCCCGCTGATAATATCGGCCCCAGTTTTCACAATCTTCTGGGTGATGGTGATCGCCTTGCTCACCATCTTGGCCGCCTGTGTCACGAAATCCTTGATCGCAGCCCCAGCCTCCCACATGATCTTGAGCGGCATGAGCGCAAAGTTGAGTGCCATTGCGCCGAGATGGACAGCAAATGAAGCAACTGCCACAAGCGCCGCCACCGTCAGCAGGAGGAGGAAGCCTTCGACAGCTTTTGCCACGTTTTCCACGCTTGCCGCCCCACCGCCTTCCTTGCCCGCCTTCTTAAAGAGATCGGTAAAGAAATCGACCACCTTACCCAGTGGTTCCTTGAGTTTGGCTAGAGCGTCCTGGATACCCGGCAGTATCGTCTCTTGGAAATCCTTGAAGACCTGGGCACCGACAGCTGGGATGAGGTCCTGCATGGCGACAAGAAATTCACCAAAAGCCTTCACTATATCCCGAATGGGTTCGGGCAGATGGCCCAGCCAGTCATTCATTACATCGCCATCATCGACGACAGCCTGGAAATATTTGACAAGATTGCCGATGGTAATCCCAAGGTCTGTGAACAGTGGCCCTACTGTCTTAATCGCAGCGCCAATGCCCTTTACGATCCAGTCCGCCATCTTGCTCAGCGCTGGAACCACAACGGTAAGTAGCACTTGGCCAAGCTTGAGCGCCACTGGTAGTAAGGCATAACCGATCTTCTCTTTGAGTTCCCCTATCTGTATTCCAACTTGGGCGAACTGGCCAGCCGTACTCTTTGCATAAACCGCTGCCTGCCCACCGAACTTCTTCTGTAGGGCCGCAAAAGCCTCGGCTTCGGATGCTCCCGCTTCCAGGGAAATGCCCATCTTTTTGAAGACATTGACATTCTCTTCAGTTACCTTGCCGAGGAGCTTGGAAGACATTTCCAGATCGATGCCAGCACCCCGGGCAACATCCTGTGCCAGGGCGAAACGCCTCATAGCCTCATCTGCGTCGCCTGTCTGGGCCATGAGGAGCGATAGGGATTGCCGAGCAGCATCGTCCGAGAAGGCCATCTTCTGGGCCGCTGTAACACTCGCGTCGAGTTTGCCACTATAATCAGCCCATGAAACGCCCGTGTTCTCGACGGCCTTCTGAAGCTGGGCGACGGATGCCTGATCTGCTGCCGCAGCCTTAACGAAATCAAAGGCAGCGATAGCAAGAACGCCGAGACCCGCTGCTCCCGCTAGCGCCCCCACCTTGAGGGCAGTGCCCATGCTGCTGCCCATCTTGTCAGCGTGATCTTTGGCGCTCTTCAGCCCCTTCTCAAAAGCCGAAGTATTGGCCGACATCTGGACGACTAGATTGGCCAAAACTGCCATCAGGAATTCTCCACAAGCGCGGAAGAATCTGTTATGCTTCGAGACCAGGAGGTAAAGCAATGTTGGCTTTTATCGGTGCTGTAACCGTTGGGGGCTTTGTTATGTGGGTTATCATAGAGGTAGCCAAAGCAGCAAAGAGAGGTTGGACTCCCAAGCCTCCTAATTCTCCTAAGCCACCCACCATCTTGCACTAGCCCTCTTCCTCCTCCTCTTCCGTCGTTCGCTGGGCCTCAGCGATCTCCATGCCCTCCGCCTGTGCCCGGGACTCAGGGACGTTCAGCGGCAAGCCCGCTTGGGCACGGTGCATCTTCGACAGCATCTCCAGCATCGACGGGTTATCCCTCAATATCTCAAACCCTGCCTTACGATCCTTGGCGTTGAAGGCATCCCTAGCTGCTATGGACGTGCGGTAGTCTAGGATCGCCATCATCAGCGCATAGTCCTGCCTTGCCGCCTCCTGCGGCGTGCAACTGAACGCCTCACAGATTACTGAGACGATGCCCTCGAACGGCTGCGGCCCCCACTTGATGACGCCTGGCTCTTCG